CCTGTTGTGGAATTTCCTCAGCATGCAGCTCGCATGACACCAGCAACCAATCGTTTTACGGAAGCTGTATTGAATAATATTCTTACACATGATGGCGATCCTCGCATGGCTAGACATATAAGTAACGCCGTGTTAAAAACTGATGCTCGTGGTTCTCGTATTGCTAAAGAATCTAAATCTTCTTCGCGATCCGTCGACCTTGCAATGTCTTCGGTTATGGGCATTGAACGTGCAGCTTTTTGGTTTGCCCGCGCTGGAGGAATGCCAATGATTTTTGATCCGTGGAATTTAGGGGAATTTGATGAATAAATGGTTAAACCGTGGAGCGGTAACAAGCATCACGGAAATTTTTGGCGCGCTTTCAATAACGCTTGGTGTCGGGTTATTGGGCGGCGTTGCTGCCGCCCTGATCCTTGGAGGAATTTTCGCAATGGTGTTTTCGTTTTTGGCGGATAGCCGATGAGTATTCTTCGCCGTGGTTCTGGCGATGTTGTCGGCCGGTATCCACAATTTAATAATTATGTTGCTCCTCTTTCGCAATTGTACGGGCAGACTCAAGTCACTTCTAGTGCTGGCGAACGTATTGACGAATGGACTGCGCTTGGTGTTTCATCAGTGTTTTCTGCCGTGTCTATTCTTGCCGATTCTGTAGCATCGCTTCCGCTTCGTTGTTTTGACATTGTTGATGGTCAGCGTTCAGCAATTCCTTTGCCGCAATTACTTGCTCAACCTGATGTTATTGCTGGAACAAATACGTTTGAATTTATTCATATGATTATGGTTTCTTTGGCGCTTCATGGTAATGCATATATTCATATTGATCGTGATCGTTCGGGAAATCCAATTGGTTTAGTTCCACTTCACCCGTACCAGATGCAGGTATTACCATCTGGGGATCAAACCGGCCGACGTTACTTGCACCTGGGTAATGAAGTTGATCCTGATTCACTTCTTCATTTGCGCTGGATGACGCCTCCGCAATCGCTTGTTGGCGTGTCTCCTCTGATCCAGTCACGCAATCTTGTTGGAATTTCTATGGCCATGGATCGACACTTGGCACAGTTCTACGGCGAAGGCGGCACGCCGTCAGGTGTTTTGTCTACGGATCAGAAACTAACAATTGATCAGGCTCGCGTCATTCAGGGAACATGGGAAGCAACCCACCGACGTCATCGCCGTCCAGCGGTTCTCTCTGATGGTTTGAAGTTCACACCAATCACGACGTCGGCTGCGGACGCTCAAATGATTCAGTCTCGCGAGCAACTTATTCGCGATATTGCCCGTATCTTCCGGATCCCGTCGCATTTAATTGGCGCAACCGGTGACGGGCAAACTTATCAAAACGTTGAACAAGGTTCATTGAATTTTTTGACGTACACAATTACTCCATGGATTCGTCGTCTTGAAATTGCTTTGTCGAGCGTATTGAAACCTGGAACTGATGTTGTTTTTGATTTTGCATCGCTGCTGCGCACTGACGCTTTAACTCGAGCCCGCGTAAATACAATGATGATTCAAACGGGAGCAATGTCTCCGAATGAGTCACGCATGACTGTCGGCCTTGAACCTTACGACGGTGGGGATATATTCCATCAAGCTTTGGTTGGAACGGTAACGGCCGGCGGAGAAGTTCCAGCACTTGGTATTGATGTTGATCCAAGCGCTCCGGTTATGGGAGTTCTAGAATAATGGCTGAGACATTCCGACCACCTCAGGGTGTACGCGATAATGCAAAGCGTGCTTTGCAATGGATTGCAGATGGAAAGGCCGGAAGCGGTTTTACTAATACCGGTCGCGCTCGTGCTGTTCAACTTTCAAATGGTGATGCGGTTTCTGGCGAAACCATTTTACGCATGTATTCTTTTTTTGCTCGTCATGAAGTAGACAAGCAAGGCAAGGGATTTAAAAGTGGCGATGATGGCTTTCCTAGTGCTGGCCGCGTTGCTTGGGACGCTTGGGGTGGCGATGAAGGTTTTACTTGGTCGTCAAAAATTCGTGAACAACTGTCGGCTCGTGCCGCATTATTGGAAGGCGTAAGCATGAACAAGCGCGACGCAATGGAATCTGAAGTTGCTGACTTGCCCGAAGAATTAAAAGAATTATTGGCGGATGTAGTAACTTTTTACTTCCGCGCACATGGCGCACACTGGAATGTTAAGGGTTCAGATTTTAGCGAGTACCACGCTTTGTTTAATTCCATTTATGAAGATGTTTACGGATCAATTGATCCAATTGCTGAGAACCTTCGCAAGTTAGGTTCTATTGCACCGTTTCGTTTAACAGAGTTTGCAATGATGTCTGAACTTGTAGATGCAGCACCTGGTCAAGATCCAATGGCTTTAGCCCTCGATCTGCTCGGTGCGAATGATATTGTTCTTGATCAGATTTCTGATTGCTTTGATTGCGCCACAATGTGCGGCCAGCAAGGAATTGCAAATTTCTTAGCGGATCGCATGGACAAGCACCAGTTTTGGAAGTGGCAACTTACCGCTTCACTTGGCGAAGAAGTGACCCAGCCACAACCTGACCCACTCAATGACCAGGGTGTTGACGAAGATGATGTTGAGGAAATTGATGAACAACCCATGTTGGATTCTTTGATGGGTGCTTATTCAGCTGATCCAGAAGTTGAAACCGCTGAAGTTGTTGTTGAATCTGATGAAGTTGTTGAAGACGAACCGGCCCAACCACGAAGTGAGGAACTAGTGTTCGAGGAACGTAAAAACGCATTCGCGTCCGCTGAGCGTGTTACGATGGATGCAGAAGTTAGATCGCTTGACTCTGGCGATGGAGCATTACGAATTGGCGGTTATGCTGCACAGTTTAACAAAGAAGCCACTGGTCTTTCATTCCGCGAAATTATTGCACCAGGCGCGTTCTCGCGTTCATTAAAATCTGGCGAACCGGTTTATTTGCTTGTTAATCATGACACTAATGGAATTCCTTTGGCGTCCACGGCTTCGGGAACCTTGAATCTTTCTGAAGATGAAGTTGGTTTGCGCATGGAAGCTAATCTTGATCCTGTTAATCCTAAAGCTCAAGAACTTTATTCAGCTATAACACGCGGAGATATTGCAAAAATGTCGTTTGCGTTCACTGTTGCACCTGAAGGTTCTAGCCGTTCGGAAGGTTTGCGCACGTTGACCGACCTGAATTTGTTTGAAGTTTCAGCTGTTACTTGGCCTGCATATAACGATACGGCACTTGGCGCACGTTCAGTTGAAGATTCTGAAGCTGAAGCTCTTGAATTGCGAAAGCGACTTCTTCAACTTAAGCAACATTTTACAAAATAAAAAAAGTTTTCCCTGTCGCAACTCTGCCGCAGCGAATTGCAAGAAAAAAATCAAACCCTTATTTGGAGGTAATTATGTCCATGCTGGACAACCTACGCGAATCACGCGCAACCGCGCTTGCTGACGCAACGGCATTGCTATCCGGTGAAGCAACAGTGGAAGCACTAGACGCAGCCGAAGCACGCCAGGCAGAGATTAAAGATCTCGATGCCAAAATCGAAAGCGCTGAAGCGCTTGAAGCCCGTACCGCAGTAGTTAAGGAAGCACGCGCCGAAACTGGCGTTAAGACTTTCGGATCTGCCGTTATTGGCAAGGAAGAAATGACCTACGATGTACGTGGAGATCATTCATTCGTTCGCGATATGATTGGCGCACAACTTCGTAATGAACCAGAAGCATGGTCGCGTCTTGCACGTCACCAGCAAGAAGTTGCTGTTGAATCTCGCGACGTTTCACGTACCGACGGTTCAGGTGGAGATTTTGTTCCGCCAATTTACTTGATCAACGAATACGCGGAATTTGCGCGTGCTGCTCGAGTAACTGCAAACCTTACAACAAACATGGCACTTCCGGCCGGCACGGACTCGATTAACATTCCCGCCATCACCACCGGAACGCGCACTGGTTTTCAAGCTGCCGATAACTCGACAACTTACGCACCAGTAAGTCCGCGTGACCTTGTCACAGCAACTCGCACCGGTCGCGTTGAAACTATTTCCGGTTTTGAAAACGTAAGCATTCAACTTGTTGAGCAGTCACCAATTGCTGGCGGTCTTGACCGTCTTGTATTTGGCGATCTCATGGCTGATTACGCGTTGCAGTTGAATACTTCGGTTCTTGGAACCGGTGACGGATCAGCAGGATCACTTAAGGGTTTTGTAACTCTTGGTGCGGATACCACAAACGGTATTCCGACAACCTGGACTGAAACGACTCCTTCAGCAGTTGGCGCTTATGCTGCTATCAACAAGGCAATTTCACAGGTTGTTAACAACCGTTACCGCGATGTTGAAGCAATTGTTATCAGCCCAAGCACTTGGTACTGGTTGGCTGGTCAGGTTGATTCTGCAAACCGTCCGCTTATCGTTCCAACCAATGGTGCAAACCAGGCATTC